GCGTTCTTGGAACGGAGAGCCTCGATTTGACCGGCCAGATCTTGTGTACCAGGGGCAGCCACAGGCTGTTGGGAAGTGCCATCCACAGGAGTGACTTCCGGGGTCTGGTTTTCGGGCACGAGTTGCTTACTTGAGTTACCGATCTAATACTACAGTGAAAGCCGCTGTAACTAGAAGATCAGTACATTACGGCGTCGTCCGGCAGTGGACTTGGCAAGAGTTGCGGACAGTCCGGTCAGGCTGAAAACTCCGGTGTCTGCAGCAAGTTGGAAGTCCCCGGCCTCGGTAAATGTCGCGTTATTGCCGGTAAGGCTGAAGACGCCGGTCTGTCCGGTCAGGGATCTACTGACGCGGAGAGTGGCCTGCTGACCGACTAGGGCAAATGCACCAGTGTCGGCAGTGAGTTGCTTTCCTGCTTGTTTGGCGAGAGTGGCTGGGTTGCCCGTAAAGGTGAATGTGCCCTTATCGGCAGCAATCGCCCGGCTGACAGCAAAGGTCGCTGCGTTACCTGTGAAGGTGAACGTCCCATCCTCTGCGGTCAGGGTGTAGTTCTGCCTAAGGATCGCCGGGTTGCCGGTTAGCTGGTACTGGCCAGCATCGACGGACAGAATCCGGCTTTTTGCTAATTGAGCTGGTTGGCCGGTGAGTGTGAAGGTGCCAAGGATCGGGTCGATCTCATAGGCACCAATCTCAGTCAGGCTGGCCGGATTGCCCGTCAGACTGAAGGCGCCAGTGTCAGCCGCAGCTACCCAGGTACGGCGGAAGGTGGCAGGTTGGCCGTCGAGGGCAAAACCGCCGTGCTCGCCGGTCAGATTCCGTCCTATGCGGAATGTGGGTTGTCCGCCTGTCAGCGCAAATGTGCCAACGTCAGCAGCAATCGCTTTTGCTGCCGCCTTGGTAAATGTTGCCGGGTTGCCGGTGAAACTGAACGCGCCAGTCTCTGCTGTGATCGCTGGGTTGTGCTCCAGCGTGGCGTCATTGCCGGTTAGAGCAAAATCACCTGCATCAATGGTGATCTTGTACTGCTTGGCAAAGTCAGCAATGTTGCCAGTGAAGGTGAATGTGCCGGCGTCAACCGTCAGCAGTTTCGGGCTGGCCTTGGTGAAGGTGGCGTCGTTGCCCGTAAACGTGAAGGTGCCGACGATGGGCGTCTCAGTCCGTGGCACCAGCTCGCGGATGGCGAGATGGACTGCAGCACGATCGTCCGTGGCGCCAGTGAAGCCGACGTTCCGGGCGCCTTGACCGGCAGTGGTCTCACGCACTAACGCCGCGCCGTAGTTGCCGATGTCGATTGAGTTGAGCAGCGTGCTGCCCGTACCGGCTGTTGGTGGTGTGTTTAGACCGGAGTAGGTGCCGGCATAGCGGAGACTGTTTTGACCGGGTGATGTGTCATCAACGCTCTGGACCGTCAGCGTGCCATCGCCCTGCAGTAGGACGATGGTTGCCTCGGGGACTGCGGTATTGGCGCCAGCGGTGACGGTGGCTGCCGCCGCATACATGACGGTGGCGTTGTTGGTCCGGTTGACCGTGATTGTCTGGTTGCCGGTGCCAAGACCTGCGCCTAGAAAGAACGCATCAATGCGGCCCGTCTCACCCGCGTTGTCCAGTGCGGCACCACCAGCAAGCCGCGTGAGTGCCACGCCGCCATAGGTGACGCTGGTAATTAAGTCAGCGTTGCTGACAAAAGTGGACACAAAAACGACCACACCCTGAGGTGTACCCGTCTGTGTATGCGTCCACGAAAACGCCGCTTGGTTGCTTGAACCTGTTGCCCCTGTATGGGACTCCGAGGCAGCACTATGGGCTACAGCCATGGTCCTGCCTCCGTGTCAGTTATCAGGCCAGGGTCAAGATGCCCGCAGCATCCCAGGTGATCGTGAAGGTTTCGCCGTTCAGCAGGTCAACGGTTGCGCCGTAGTCATACCAGCCGATTAGCTCGTCGTTGGTGGCGGTGTCGTTGTACAGCACCACATAGCGGAACGTGGGCACCGTGCCTGTGGCGGTGAGCACCAGATCGTTTGCGTCCAACTTGTAGGTGCCGCTGGTCTGCGCCGAGGTCACGCCAGCCAGGTTGCGGCCTGTGGTGGTGCCGTTCTGGATGTTGGTGTAGCTGATCTGCGTGATGTTGCTCAGCTGCGTGTTGGTGTTGACTGGCAGCGTGTTGCTGAGCGCCACCGTCAGCGTGTCGCTGCCAAGGTTATGGACCTTCTCGGCCAGCGCCTCCACAAAGGAGTTGAACTTATTGAAGGTTGCCATGAACCTTTACGGGGCTTTCGTGTGACACCAGTCTAGATCAGAACGCAACCGACAAGTTGAACTCATCTACCGTCCCAGTTACATCCGTAATTTCTACCCAGACGTAGCGACTTGCGGCAATCGGTTGGTTTTGTACGGTGGCCGCATCGCCTGTGGTGGTGTTGGTTACGGTGTCGCTCACTGTTGCAAGTGTGCCTGCCGTGGTGCGATCTGCGGCGTAACGCAGTTCGTAGGTGACCGATCCACCGGATACCAGTGCAACCGCGCTGGTGATTGTGGTTGAGCGGGTGGTGCGGAATAGCGTGAAGCTGTCTCCGATTTGAGGGCCAGCAATGGTGATGCTGCGGGGGGCAGCATTGGGAACTGTCAGCGGCATCCAATGCTGCATGTCCTCGGACCAACCAAGATAATTGGTGTCTTCGGCTGTATCGACTTCAACGTCGTGGCAGTCGCTCAGGTTCTGGCCGGTTTCGGCCCGGACCATGATCACGCCATCGGTCGCGTGTGACTTGATAACAGCAGCGGCCGCGATCTTCAAATTGGGAGCTACCGGCTCTGTCAGTACAAACTGGCCTGGGTTTACTGGGTCGCACCAGAGGATGGAATCCTCGGGGTAGGCGCTCGTATTGAGGCCGCGTACCTTGCCAAACGTGGTGATATACCCTTCAGCTCCAGGTGCAATGTCTTGGGTGGCGATACCGAAAAAGACGTAACCAGGCAAGCTACCGTTGGCCTGCATCGGCTGCACTTCAAGGCGCAGCGTTACAGGGTCGGCGCCGGTAAACATCACCCCCATGCCGTCGGAGATGGTGGTGCTGGCAGTCGTGTTTTTGCACAGGAGTTGGGTTTCCTGGCCGACTTGGTTGACCGTGCCATGCAGAAGGCCCACGTCGATGGTGCCTTCGGTGGCGTTCCAGGCGATTTGGCCGGTGGAGACTGTTTCGGCGGCGGTGGTATCGAGGCCGAGTCTGTCTACCGTCGGAGCATCGGTCCAGGCGGTGTCGTAGTTGGTGGCCGAGGACTTGACGAGAATGTCGCCGGTTGCGCCACCAATCGGTACACCGGCTTGGGTGTACATGACCTGCGCCACGTTCACGATGGCACTAGGAGCCTGGGGATGGATCGCATCCGCCGGGATTGTTTCTAGTGTGATGTCCGGGTGCGTTGCGGCCCACCAGATTTCGACGTAATCGTTATCAGCAACAGTTAGCTGGAACTCAATCGCAAAACAGTCGTGGTAAGGCGTGCCGACCGACTTGCGGGGCTCCAGGTCAATACGGGTGTTGCTGTTAGCAAGGTCGCTACCGTTCTTGCGGAAGAAAATGTTTACTTCCGAGATGACGTTGCCGAGGTTGGTGATTTGGAGAGAAGCGAGGATTTTGTAGGTGCCGGCCAGCTCGAACGTGATGCGGCTGTTCGAGGTGATGGCAATACCTCGGTTTTCGAGGGTTGTGCCAAGGCGGACGGCTTGGGGGGCTGCCGTACTGACGAGTGGTTGGTCGGTGGTGTCGATGAAGCTGCCGTACAGGCCGATCACACCACCGGGGCCCTGGGGGCCGAGACCTGTGGTTTCGACCAGTACCGCAGGACTGGGGGCCGTGATGACGGTTACTTCACCCGCGCCCTCGGTGACTACAACTGTCTTGTAGGCGTCGTCAATACTTACCGTGTTCATGCTGTGTAGCCCTCGGAGACGTACACAGTGCCTTCCAAGTAATACTCACGTAGGCCGGAAGGATTCTCCAGCAAGACGTCGTAATAACACTCGTCGGGGAGTGTCGTGGTCTGGACGTCGGTTAGTGCGATTGAGACTTGGCCGGTGGCGCGGTTGGTGTAGGTGACGGCGAAATCTGCGAATTTCGTGCTGCGGTCACGATTCCACACCTGGGAATACACCGTCCACGCGGTCAAGTTGATGGGCGTGCCAGTGCTGTCCTTGAACTGGAGGGCGACAACGTAGTCGGCGCGACGTTGGAGGCTGATGTTATACGTGCCTGGATATACAGCCATGTCATCAAACCTCCGATTCCGTCATTGTATTGGACTCTGAGTCGGGTTCTTCGGTTGTGACCGCTTCCTCGGTAAGTTCGAGGGCGGTTTTGCCGATGGCTTCGCTTTCTTCCTCGACATTGATGTTGTCGGGGAGGATTTCGCCACGACGCAGGATCTCCAGCAACGTGGTGTCGCTGATCTTGCCCATCTGGTTGAGGTTGGCCAGGACTGCAATGTCTTGGCCGATCAGGCGGTAGTAATCAAAGTCGCGGTCGATTGTGATTTCCGGGGGCTCCATGCCCACGTATTGGGCGGCGAAAGCGAAGGCCTGGTTCAACGAGGACTCCAGTTCTTGGCTGATGATCGAGAGGACGCTGTTGGCTTGGGCTTGGTCGATGCGCTTGGCCTCGGCAGATTCGGCCACGAACTTCTGGCCGAACAACTTGGTGATGCCCAACGTGGACATTTGGCCCTCCAGACTCTGGAGTTCGGCCATCTGCGCCTCGAAACTGGTGGCATCGGACTGGACGTAATAAGCCTTGTGGCCCGGTTCCATGCCCAGGGCGTAATTCACGCCGAGGGTGGCGTCACTACTGTCGGAATTCCAGCCCTCAAGGACCAGGGTGGGCATTGCCGCGATGTGGAGGGCGTGGATAAGGTCGCTTTGACGTTGGTAGTGCGTGATATTTAGATTCGCAATGTCCAGCAAGGGGGGCTGGGAGATCAAAACACCCCGGCGGTTGCTATAAATCGGCACCACTGGGATGGTGTTCAGGCTGAAGCCGCCCGACTCGGTCAGGTCTACCGTTTCGGTGCTGCGGCCCAGGGTGTACAGGTCGTACCGGCCCGGGTAGATGACGCGCATTACTTCGACCTGCTCCTCGCCGAACTCGTTTAGCGGCTGGTACTCGAAGTCGTGGATCCGGATTTGGGTCAGTCGGTTGGTGGCATCCTTACGCCAACCCCAGATTTGGGTGGCATCGACGTGGACAAAGTACGGGCGGCGGCCCATTGCACGCTCTTCCGCCAGGTTGATTGCGCCAGTGGCAGCCGGGAAATCGACCAGGATGGCGCTGTGGCCGTAAGTCAGGCTGCTTACCAACGCACGGCGGGCGTACTCGTTGATGCTGGAGCCGATTCCGTCGATGTTCTGTGCCAGTTCGGTCCAGTACGGGTCGCCCTCGATGTGGATGGGTTTGCGGAGGACTGCGCCAGCCGCTGTTTCGATTAGACGGTTGGTGTAGGGGGAGAGAACGCTGCGGTCGATGCGGGCCTGCCAAGCTGTGTCGTCTTCGCGGGGTTCCTGCGGAAGATACAGCTCGGCTTGGTCGCGGAGATAATTGGTTCCGTTGGTTACGGCAGCCATGACCTTCCAGTCCGGCATCATGCCGATTACTTCCAAGGACCGGACAAACGGGGACTCGCTGACGACAGCGCCAGTTGGGGGAATGTTGGCGCTGTACACCACGGTTTGACTCCTACTTCTTACCTATTTTGACAGTAAACCCGGCGTCTTTACGATGCGCGAGTGGAATACACCTGTCCGGGCGCCGTGGAACGTGCTAATCCATCAGATGTTGATGGCGATAGACCGTCACGGGGAGCTATACAGACAAACCGGGAATGGTTGGCACGCCGCTAAAGCGCATGAAATGCGCCAGTACGTCGCGGAACTCAAGACCTGGATTCATCAACAGGAGAAATAGTCACCATTTGGTCACGCTCGACCACCACGCGGCACTCATTTTGCCTTTTGCGATATTTTTTGAGTGTCTGGCCTTAAATGATGCCCTTCTGGCCTTGTCCGCTGCTGATTCTCCTTTTTGTGCTGGTGAGCCAGACACGCCCTGCTGACCGAAACGGATAAGTTTCACCGTGTCGCCTTCCTTGGCAAGTACGACGTGGGACTTTTTTGCGTGGCCGGGGGTGCGCTTGGGTTTGTTGTAGCCGGAGAATTTCTCGCCGCGATACTCAATCGTCATCACCGTCCTCCTCGATGTCGCCGTCTACATCGACCAAAACTTCCACGCCAGTGAAGACATTGCCCATAAATCCCGCAAAAAGTGGCGCCTCACGGGGAGTTTTGAACGTAAATGTCACCTCGGTCAGTCCGGTGTCGGCATCGACCTCGATATACGTTGGATATCCCTGGTACGTGTGGATGGTCATTTTTTCTTGGGCTTTTTGGTGGGTTTTTTCATGCCGGCCTCGCTCATGGCGATGGCGATGGCCTGTTTGCGTGACTTGACCACCGGGCCCTTTTTGCTGCCCGAATGCAGCTCGCCCTTGTCGTATTCGCGCATCACCTTGGAGACTTTTTGCTGGGCCTTAGTGGGTTTCTTGGCCATCGGTGCTCCAGTGCTACCACACACGATAATCGGTGGACTTCATTGTTTCTGGTTTGGCCAGGTTGAAGACCTGGAGGCACATGTAGCCGAGGGCGTCGAAGGCGTGATCCACGCCGAGATTTTTGTTGGGGAGGCCGGTGTTGGGCGCGTAGGTCAGAGTGCGGAGGGATTTTATTAAATCTTTACATCTCGGGTGGATGAAGAGGCGGCGGTTGCCCGATGCGTCGAGTAGTGCGGTGTTGACGCAGGTGATTTTGTCGCGGATTTTCCAGGGGGCGCGAGGACTGGAGACCTTGAAGCCGGACTTTCGCAGGATGTTGTGGTCGGTCGCACCAACGCCGCTGGTTTTGCGGGCACCGCCGGTTGGGTCCGGGCACGCGATGATCCGGCGCTCCACGCCGAAACGGCGCTGGATTTCTTCGCACAGATCCCAGGTGGTGGCGCCGCCGGTCATGATGATTTCGTCGAAGACCCACAGGTCGTCGCCCTTTTTCACCGCGCAGATCGCGGACATTGGGTCGATGTTGAAGTCCACGCCCACCAGCAGCGGGACAATCGGCAGGTCTTGGACAATCGAGTCGATGTTGGCGTCCGAGAAGCTGACCGCGACCAAGCCCGAGAGGTTTTCGAAGCTGGCCTCGAATTCCTGGCGGAATGTTCGGGGGTCGAGTTGGCCACGGGCCGCCTCGATTTCTTCCGGTGGGACGTTATCGCCCTCGATGGTGGTGAACTGCCACCGGACCCAGTCGGAATCCTCCTCTTCGCAGTAGCACCAGAGGTCGTAAAACCAGCTAGCTGTGCCGTCCGGAGTGGAGATGAAGAGGGCCCAGCCTTGTTTGTCTGCGAGGGCGGGGCGGATGACCTCGAACCAGACCTCCGGGTCCATGAACGCGGCCTCGTCAAGTACCACGCCGGACAGACTTCGGCCTCGGAGGGCCATTGCGTTTTCGGTGCCCTTGAGTTCGATGGTGCTGCCGTTGACCAGTTCGATCTTCAGGTCGGTTTCGTTCTTTGACTTGATCCAGACCTTAGGGACAAGGCGTTTTAGGGCCTTCCAGGCGATGTCCTTCGCCATCCGGTAGGTCGGGGCGCAGTAGAAAAAGGTTTCGCCGGGCTTTTCGATTGCTCCACGCAGCAATTCGATGCAAGACAGGTAGCTTTTGCCGAATCGGCGGCCCGCAACCAACACCCGGAAGCGTTTACGGCTCGAAAACACCTCGCCTTGGGCCCAACGCAACTGCAGTGATGGGGCGTCGGCCATTTTTTAGGGGGGTACCTGTTTACAGTATCACAGGAATTGAACCCCTACCCCCGGGTGTGTAACAGAAGAGAGAAATTGGGTTGTATCAGTAGGTTCCCTAGGCCCCGACCATGCGCTAAATGTTACAAACTGTGCCCCCCTAAGTGTTAAGTAGGGGGGCAACGGTTAGCATCACAAACCTAGGATTAGTTTGAGCTGATTGTATACACTTTGTTTGTTTCCTTTTAAGTTGTATTTAGCCTTTACCGTAGAGTATACAGAAACGCCGCGCCGCTTCATACCTAAGCACTCAAGCTTAAGAGCGTACAGTGTAGATAGCTCAGCGTAGCGTTGTATCTGCTCTGGAGTGTTAAGTACAACAGGTTCGTTAGTTTCAGTGTTTGGCATGGTTGTTTGTATTTAGTGTGTGATGGGAAGGGCCCCGTGGTCGGGGCCCTGGTGGATGGGATCAGACAGGACGGATCAGGGAACGCCGGAACGCTCTCCACAGACACACAGAACCGGCACACTGCCCACCAGTTGCGCAGTTAAGTACAATCAAACCAAAAGCAAGATCAGCGGCCATGATGTTAATTAGAGAAGGAACAGCAGAGTTAAAAGTAGAAACGGAACGGAGCCTATAAAGAATTCCCGGATCACGCTGTAACCTCTTTCAGGTTAGTTTCCATAACGGTTAGCATGTCTTTTAAGATCCTAGTATCTGTCTCGTCTCTGTCACTATCCTGACAGAGACTACGGACAAAGTAGGAAACACCGCGCAGCAGTTCTGTAGTGTCCACCTCAGATACTTCGAGCATAGTTTCCCTAGTTTCCTTAAGTTGGATCCTAGTCTTGCCGCGCCAGTTGTGAAAACTAGCGTCACAAGTTGCGGCCAGTTCTACGTAAGTGTGTTGTTTGGTTTCCATTGTGTGGATGGGGGTGTGGGTTGCGGGGGAAGTTTTCTCTCCCCCTTATGTGACACATTAACAGCAGGGGCCCCGGTGAGAAGCCCCCCGGTTGTAAAACTTAACGTGCTAGTTTTTCAGCCAACTTTATTTGCCAAGAATTCCACGAGAATTCAACCGGTAAGCATACGGAACCTGTCCAATCTTGCCCGTTAAGTTTCCACTGAAACTTTTCAGAGTAGACTCTACCGGCCCCGGGATTGAACGCCCCTAGGATTGCATTTAGTCGGCTTTTCGTTGTGGTTGTTTGCCAGCCGCAATCGTCAAGGAAGAATTTATCCTGATCCGGATAAAATTCTGCAATAGTGTGCCCGTGCAACTTAACTTGAATTAACCTTTCATATCCGGGAGTGTGAGCAATCCCGATATGATCTTGCCAAACTTCGGTGTTACCGCACTTTAATAGCCGGCCGGCAAAGTCTGCCCGGTTCGCCAGCTCTCTGATTGCCTGAATGGTCTGGGCCTCAACTTTCCGCATGATCTGGTTTGATTGAATGCGAGACCGTTCTAGGACGGATCCCGCCCATTCTGCGCATTGTTACACTTTAGAAAAACTTATGGGTCCCGGGGCTAAATTTTAGTTGTAGGTTCGGAATTGTACGGTTCCACGCTGGACAATGGGGAAATAAGCCAGGTACAGGGCCGGCGCGGTCTCACAGTGAGACGGTGCAGACCCACCCGAAGCGAACGTATAGGTTTGCAGGGCGTTATTCTGCGCTAGTGTGCAAGGTGAATGGCATGAATGGCATGAATGGCATGAATGGCATGAATGGCATGAATGGCATGAATGAATGAATGAATGAATGGCCACTCATGAATGGCTTGAATGGCCACTCATGAATGGCTTGAATGGCCT